CCGAAGCTTCCGAGAACTCCAAAACCGGCGCAATGGTCCAGTCGTTCATTATGCGCCGCGACGTCGCCCCGCACCTTGCCTTAAAATCCGGCGCGGATTCTAGTGTCTGCGGGGACTGCCCCTTGCGCCCAATCCATAAGGGCCCGACTCGTTGTTACGTCCGCGTTTACCAAGCCCCGCTGTCTGTTTTTAACGCTTATCACCGGGGCCGCTATGCCATTCCGGGAGTCGATTTTGACTCTAAATTATTGCCCGGACTTTTTGCCGGACTCGCTTTCAGAATCGGCACCTATGGTGATCCGGCGGCGGTGCCATCCCCGATATGGAAGCGCGCGACTCGCCGCGTCCGGACCCGCACCGGTTATACCCACCAATGGCGACGGCGCATTGCCGTAGGCCTTAAGAGTCTTTGCATGGCGTCCGCCGATAGTCCTGCCGATGTTCTGGACGCCAACGCTCGAGGGTGGCGCACCTTTCGAGTCAGAAAATACGACGCCCCGGCCCTGGCATCCGAGTCGGTTTGCCCCGCCGCCCTTGAGGGTGGACGGCGCACCCAATGCGACCGGTGCGCCTTATGCCGGGGCGCATCGATTGACGCCCGCAATATTGTGATCGCTGACCACGGCTTGATGGACGCCCGCCGCCGAGCCTAATTCCGCGCCGATCTAACCGCCCAGGTGCACGGCCTGGGCGGTTTTTTATTGCCCTGGCCGCATAGTTAAATAGGCGCGGCCCGCCGCCCGTGCACCGGGCAAACGTACCATGGGCGGTCGGCCCCGCCGCGCGAACGGGCCGACCGCGCCGACCTGGGCGAAGGTGCAGGGGTAGAATCTACCCCTTTGACAGGTCACTTCACCCGCCGCCCCGCCGACCTGGGCGAAGGTGCAGGGGTAGAATCTACCCCTTTGCCAGGTCACTTCACCCGCCGCGCGCCGGGGCCGCGCCGGATCCGCGCCCGCCGCCGCGCCGAATTAGTCGCGGATCCGCGCCCGCCGCCGCCCGGGCCGCGCGATTAATTGCGAAAATCTGACTCGATTGCGTTACTTGAGCCCCGGCCCGTGGGCCAAGTATCGCGCCTAGTATTCACGCCGAATAGATCCGGCCAGGCGCCCCACGAATACTTGCGCGAATACATGCCCCGCGGCCGGCGAATACTTTCGCCAGGGGCCCGTTACTATCGGGTCAGATCGAATACTTGAAAATGGCGGAAAACAGCCAAAAATCCGCGAACCGCCGCCGCCGCAGCCGCCCGGGCACAAGGTGCATGTTTCACACAAACGATACGAGGTAAAAATGAACTGGCTTTTTTATGCTATAACCCGTATATAAAAAGCCTTCAGGGTCCCCTTTTGGGGGTAAAAAATTTTTCATTTTTAGGAGGTACCGAATGCCTGAAGTACGAAAACCCCTTCATCGGGTCAATTCAACGGAGTTCGAAAAAATTGTACAAAAACGAAACGTACCGAAGGGCGTTGACAGACCTTTGACGCCCAAGCAGCGCCGGTTCGTGGGCGAGTTGGTCGCCAACGACGGCATGATCACCATGAGGGACGCCGCGATACGCGCGGGCTACGCACCTAGATCCGCGCACTCTCGGGCGTGGGAGCTTACGAATGTTGAGATATCGCCGCATGTTGTTGCTGAGATCCGGCGGCAGCAAGCGGAGTTGGATGCGAAATATGGTGTCACGTATGAGCGTCATGTTCGGGATTTGAAGAACATCCGGGACGATGCTGTACAGAACGGTGCGTACTCTGCGGCGGTACAGGCAGAGAAGGCGCGGGGCATGGCCCAGGGGGACATTTACGTTTCTCGTTCTGAGGTTCGGTATGGCAGCATAGACTCCATGAGCAAGGACGAGGTTTTGGAAGAGTTGAAGAAGCTAGAGGAGAGCTACACGGATGGCCTTATTGACGTCACGCCCGAAGAGGATGAAGGATCGCCCACGCACGATGCCAGCGGCGGCGTCCACGAAGAGCGAGGGCGGGTTCTGGAAGAAGATGAAGGAGGGGATCGGGAAGAGCGACGTGGACTGGACGATGACGAGGTTGGAGAGTTGGGCACTTCCGGGGGTTCCTGATATTCTGGTGTGTGATGCCAAGGGGCGTTTTCATCTGATAGAGTTGAAGTACACCAAGGACAATTCGGTAAAACTTTCGCCGCATCAGGTAGGCTTCTTTCGGCGGCATGAACATGCCAGCGTATGGCTTTTTGTCCGGCATGATCCGAAGGAATCGGAGCCGAGACTTTTTCTGTATCCCCCGGAACAGGTCGTTCCTTTGACCATGGGCGGTATAAAGGATGCGAAGCCGGTTGCGGAATTTGGGGATCCTCTGGATTGGTCCCGCATAACGGAGGTCGTAGAGAATGAGTATTAGGGATGACCGAAGAACCTGAAGCTCATAAAGTCGAGCTATCCGCGCACGAAAAAGCTACGATGACGTGGCGTTGGACGGCGTTGATTATATATTTACTGATCTGCTTTTATGATTTTATGTTCGTTCCTATTTGGTATGGAATCAATCGACCGAACATAAGTTTGTTCATGGAGATCATTAACTCCACCCCAGAGCCTATGGTACAAATGGAACTGATGAAGAAGCTTACAGGGCAGCATAATCCCTTTACTCTAATGGGCGGAGGGTTATTCCACTTAGCCTTTGGAGCTATTTTAACGGGTTCCGCATTTGCTTCGGGCCGAAAATAAAGGACACGTCGTCTTCGATGGATTTTAAGGGTCCCCCGGAACTTCTTGACAAGAAGCTGAAGCTTCAACTGCGCTTGGCGCAATTGGAGAAGGTGGACAGGTGTCGAGACAGCTTCTTACCCTTTGTCAATGCGATGTGGCCGGACTTCATCTTTGGCCATCACCACGGAACGATTGCGGAGAAATTCGAGCGCGTAGCGAAGGGCGAACTGAAGCGCCTGATCATCAACATGGCCCCACGGCACACGAAGTCGGAGTTCGCCAGCTTTTTGTTTCCCGCGTGGATGATCGGGCTCAATCCAAAACTTAAAATCATTCAGGCCACGCACACCACGGAACTTGCTGTGAACTTTGGCCGGAAGGTAAAGAACCTTTTGGAGGAGGAGGAGTACCGGGAGATATTTCCTGATACGCAGTTGTCGGTAGACAGCAAGGCGGCGGGCCGCTGGGACACGAAACAGGGCGGGATGTACTACGCCGTGGGCGTTGGGTCGAACTTGGCTGGTCGTGGTGCGGATTTACTGATCATTGACGATCCGCATTCGGAACAGACGGCCATGTCCAACACGGGTTTTGACGACGCCTGGGACTGGTACACTGGCGGACCTCGACAGAGGCTCCAGCCGGGGGCGGCTATCGTTTTGGTACAGACTCGTTGGTCTGAGAAGGACATGACGGGACAACTGGTCCGGGCTCAGATGAAGGACCCGAAGGCGGATCAGTGGGAGGTCGTAGAGCTTCCTGCGGTGCTGCCTTCTGGAAAGGCATGTTGGCCTGAGTTTTGGTCTATAGATGAGTTGAACAGCGTCAAGTATTCTGTGCCGCCATATAAGTGGAATGCTCAATACCAGCAGAATCCGGTTGGCGACGAGATATCCATACTCAAGCGGGAGTGGTGGCGACTTTGGGACAAGGAGAAGGTACCGGATCTTCAGTACGTCATTCAGAGTTACGACACGGCGTATAGCAAGCGGGAGACGGCGGACTTTAGCGCGATAACGACGTGGGGCGTATTTTATCCTGACGAAGCGGGTGGACCGCCGAACTTGATATTGCTGGATGCCAAGAAGGGCCGGTGGGAATTTCCGGAATTGAAGGCGATTGCGTTGGAGCAGTATAAGTTTTGGGATCCGGAGACGGTCATCATCGAAGCGAAGGCTTCTGGGTTACCTTTGACCCATGAGCTACGGAACGTTGGCATTCCTGTTGTGAACTTTACCCCTAGCCGTGGTAATGATAAGTTATCGCGGGTTCATTCGATTTCGCCACTATTTGAATCGGGCGCGATTTGGGCTCCGGACGAGCGGTGGGCGGAAGAGGTCATTGAGGAATGCGCGGCCTTTCCCAACGGGGAGTATGACGACTTGGTAGACAGCACCACACAGGCTTTGATGCGTTACCGGCAGGGCAACTTTGTTCAGCTTCCAACGGATTACCATGACGACGAACCGAAGACAGTGAGGTTTGCGGCGTATTATGGTTGATGATAATGGCCAGAAGCCCGACCTTCGAAAGCGCGATGCTGCAATACAGGACGCTAATCTACAGTATCAAATAGAGGGTGGCGTTAAGGGCGGTTCGCTTCAGCGAGGTTTTGATCCCGACGAGGTGGAGGTTTTACACCAAACCGCTATTAACCTCCCTCCCGTTCGCACAATAAAAGCATTAATGGGAGCCGCAAAGGGGCTGGGGCTTGGTGCTTTAGGGGGCACAAGACCGAGGGAAACGCCAGGAAGTCTTTTGACGGGCTCAAAAATGCCCACAAGACAAGACTTGAAAGACGTCATAAAGGACTATTATTCCCGGTTAACCACCAGTCCAAAACGAAGCCCTGTAGAGACGAAACGTGCTGCTGATATAAAATCGAGAATCCAGAAGGACGAGGGGGTTCATTCGTTAGGTCCTAGAGGGCTGACAGGTCCTCGCAAGCGCACATCGCTGCAATGGGGTCCTGGTTGGGAACAGACGGGAGAACTCCTTGGGCACCCTTCAGATCCTGAAGTCCGCGCTCTTATGAACGAGATCATTGTCGCTCCTGAAAGACCTGTGGCGGAAGATATTCTGGCTACCGAGGGGCCGTCCTTTGACAGGACGTATAAAAACCTTTTGGCGGCACGTAGGAGAGGAACTGGTCATACTGTTGTTGCTTACAAGGGTGAGGCTGGGGCCTTACAGGGTGATAGGTATGTAATTGGTCACCCAGGTCGGAAAGATTCGGGATGGTTGGGCCCTGGACTTTACGCTTCTAGTTCTCCAACTTCGGCCAAGATTTATGGTGAAAACAAAAGAAACCTGGATGAGGGCGCTTCGGGGGTTAACATTCTTCCTGTGAGGTTAAGAATGGAGAATCCTAAAACAATTTCTTGGAGCAGGCAAAGAGAGATCGGTAAGTCCTCCCCCGAAGATAGGGCTAATTGGCTGCAAACAGAGGTAATAGATAAGGGCTATGACAGTGTAATTGTAGAGTACGAACACAGGGAAGCTCCAGGCCAACCTAGAATTAAAGATTATTTTGTAGTGGATGAGTCTCAAATCCGCTCTGAGTTTGCTGATTTTGATCCCGCATTAGCGGATAAGCCTGGACTTGGAAAAGCCCACGGCGGTCC